CCTGCCGGTGCTGCATGATGGCTATGCTGGAGAGCGTGCAATGCAGCAGCTCTTCAATATGGCCAACTCGTCAGGTGCGCATCTGGCCGAGGCCGAGCGCATGGGCGATAGCGAAGGGCTGGAATACTTGGCCGTGCAGATGAGCAACAGCCAGCCGCCAAAGGCCATCGAGTACAAGATGGACGGGAAGTTTCACCGTGTTTTGAAAAGGAGTTGGACATGACCACCAGACCACCAGAGCCACAATTTCTGCTCGACTACCGCCAGTGGCTGCAGTCTGGGCCGCCGAAGTGCTGCCACACATGCGAGCATTTCAGCCAGGAAGGCCACTGCTCGGTCTTTGACATGAGGCCGCCAGGCGAGTTTGCTGACGAGGTGAATGCCTGCGAGAAGTGGGAGTTTGCATGTCCGTTTTAATCCCCACCGAACACGAGGAGCAGCGCGAGCTGGTGCGCTGGTTTCGGCAGACCTGGCCAGACGTGCGCATCTTTGCCATCCCAAATGGTGGCGCTAGGAGCAAAGCCACCGCTGGCCGCCTGAAGGCCGAAGGCGTGGCCTCTGGCGTGCCCGATCTGTTTGTGCCTGCCTGGAGCCTGTGGGTCGAGATGAAACGCAGCAAAGGCGGCAGCCTCAGTGCCGAGCAAAAAGACTGGATTGCATACCTTGAAAGTGTGGGATTCTGCTGTATAGTGGGAAAAGGTGCTGGTCATGCAAAAGAGCAGATCAGCGCTTTTTTCACCAACCACATAGGAAACACATGACCACGCGCATTTATGTCGTCACCGACACCGAGACCAACAAGCACCGCCTGATTCGTGCAGCCAACCAGGCCCAGGCCATCAAGTACGCAGCCCAGACCCGATTCGACATCGAGGTGGCAGGCCAGGACGATCTGGTGAGCCTGCTCACGCATGGCATTCCTGTCGAGCTGGCTGGTGGTCCTGCAACCGCCGACATGTTCGAGGATGTAGTCACCAATGCTGGGGGCACGGACTGATGGCCGCCGCAGACGCCAAGACCAAGGATCGCTACATGACGATCCGCATCCCGGCAGATGTTGAGCTGGCGCTGCGCCGCCAGGCCGAAAACGACACTAGGACACTGGCCGCCCAGGTGCTGCACTACATCAAGCAAGGACTGGCAGACGAGGGCAAGAAGGTGGCCTCATGAAGTGCCCAGTGTGTGGCACCTGGACGCTGGTGCAGGAAACTCGCCAGCGTGCAGACAATGCCAAGTACAGGCGCTATGAATGCGCCAACATGCACCGCTTCACAACGCTTGAGAAGGTGGCCAAGGTGATTGCTGCAAAAACTCCTAAAGATTAGGGTTTATCCCTATAAAATAAGTGTGGAATAGTGAGGAAACGTGTTATAGTAGAGCCATCAACAACCAGCAAGGAGCTGACCGTGAAGTACAAACTCAATGTTTCCCGTGACGTAGACCGCGATGAGCCTGGGGTGTACATCCTCAATTTGCCGCGTGGCTTTCGGTTTGATGAACACAGCTCACCAAATAACAGATCGCATGTTCGTGGTTACGACTCAATGCGAGAGTTGCGAGATGACATCAAGCACAGCGTCATCCAGTGTGATTGCTCTGACTGCAAATAAAACACAGGGGCTTCGGCCCCTTCTTCAAGGAGACCACCATGCAAGCCCCACAACCTCAGCAACCCTCTTGGCTGGCCATCAGGCCCAGCCTGCTCAATCCAAACTGGCGCTATGTGCCAGCAGCGTCCACCAACATCATGGATCGCTTTCGCGCAATGGGCTGGGTGCCACCTTCGGAGGCCAAGAAATGAAATGGCTGCTTCATGCTGCGCTGGCCTTGGCCATTGGGGTGGCTGTCGCCGTCCTGCTGGCCGAGTGGATGGTCGGTTGCGGAGAGACTTACATCGACTCCAAAGGCGTGAGCCACAAGCACGCTTGTCTGTTCTTGGGCCTGGACAAATGAACTGCTGTGACCAAGACTGCGTGCAGGGCCGCGAGTGCCCTGCCCGTGTGGCCAAGTGCAGGCCGATCATGCTGGCCGCTGAACCACTGCCTGCCAGTCCTGTGGCTGGATACCTGAAAAGGATGGCCAGTGTCATGCTGGTGGTGATGGCCGTGGTGCTGGTAACCTGCATGTGGATCGTGTTGATCGCAGCATCTGCAATGGTCACACCTGAAAGACGGGTGATCGACTGCAGCCTGGCATCGTTTCACCCAGACTTCACCCCAGCAATGCGCGAGGCCTGCCGCAATCGCAAGGCCACGCAGTAAGTCTCAGGCAATCATGCCGATTGCCTTGGCCTGCACATCAGCAACGCGCCTTTCCCAGCCCTTGCCAAATGTCGGCCAGTGTTCCAAATACATCAGGAATGACAATCGGCGCTTGCAGTAGTCCTCGACGAGCTGCTGTGAGTCAAAGGATGCCACAGCCGCCAAAGTCTTCGGGCCTATGCCACCATCAGGCTCAACGCCAACGCACGTCTGGAGCCACTTCGCAGCCCTTCCTGGGCCGCTGTTGATGGCTGCATCGAACACAGCGTAATCGACACCTGACGGCAGCTCATCGCCACGCACCTTGTCCCAATACTTTGTCTTGTACAGAGGAGCCACATCGGCAGGCGTGAGCGCACGCATGATCTTCTCGTCCACCTCGTGGCCGCAATGCTCCTCCCAGACTTTCTTGGTGCAGCCGAGGTTCGTCATGCCACCTGGGTCTTTTGGATGGTTCACAAAGCCACCCTCATGATGTAGGACGGCAGCCAGTGCAGCTTCAAAGTTCTGTTTCATGGTGTCCTCACTTGGTGGCTTTGGAGAGCAGATCGGTCTTGGCCTGGGAGCCAGCCGAGCTGCCGAAGTAGTAGGCAATGATCCCTGTCCAGGCAGTACCCAGGCTGCCCAGCATCATCAGGATGGCTGGGTTGTTGCTGTCGATCTGGTTGAAGAACATCATAACCATGATCCCGAAAAAGCCCAGCGTGACTGCGCCAGCCAGGATAGGAGGCATCATCGAGCGAGTGGTGGCCTGCATCTCTCTGGCAGACTTGCGGTCCTCGACGGCCAGCTTCTCGAAGTTCAGGCCCAGCTCCTGCGCCTGCTTCTGCAGCTCGATCTCGGCCAGCTTGACCTGCGCGATCTGGTCGGCGGTCAGTTTGTTGGAGGCGATCAGATCGCCCACCTTTGCCTCGTCCACGCCAATGGCCTTGGAAACCGCCGAGACGGCCATGCCTGCCAGTGGGCCACCCAGTGCGGTGGCAATCGTTGGTGCGATCTGCTTTAGCCAGTCCATATCAGCCTCCTCTCTTGGTCAACATTGCGCTGGCAATCTCCAGCATGAATTTTGTCTGCTCTAGGTTTGCTGGTTGCGCTGCCCAGCCAACTGTGATCTGTCCCACGAAGCGATGCGAGTCTGGTGGGACACTGACTCGACAGGTGTACGTCACGCCCTTTTCAAGATACCAAAGCCCGACCTCGGACTGTGCATATCGATACTCGCCGCATGGTATCTCATTGGTCATCAGCTTGACCACATCTGAGTTATTCGACGAGTTGTGCGTGAACAGGCCAACGTCGATGTTCTCAATCGTCTTGTCGCGCCCATCCTTGGTGTAGGCCTTGTAGAGCGTCCTGGAATTGAACAGCGGGTTGACTTTGAAGATCGCCACCACCGTTGCACCAGTTTGCTTGAACAGCATCGTCGCCGCATCATCGGCTCGGTCTGTCCGTATCTCTGGCAGCTTCTGCGACTCCTTGTAGGCGTCACGAATGAAGTCTTGGCTTTCGTACAGGGCATAACCAGCAAACGCAATCACCGCCATAAGAATCACCGCAAACAGCTTGAAAGGGCTGTCCACATACCCAAGAATCTTGTCAAGGGTGGTGTTGGCGTTGAGCTTTTCGGTCATAGCTGATGTTGCAGCGCATTAACCACAAAGTAAAAGGTGATGCCAAGAACAACCACTGCGGTCAGCACCGCAATGCCGATCAAGAACATGTCATCGATTTCTGCTTGCCTGCGCTTTGCCTCAGCTTTGCGTTTGCCTTCAGCACGGGCGGCATCGGCTTCCATCTGCTTGGCCCTGGCTGTGATGCGCATCCAGACATCCATCTTGTTGGACTGGAAGAAGAGCATCTTCACCTGCTCCTCAAACTCCCGAGCCTGCTCCAGAGCAAGTTCCAGCTCTAGTGCCTTGCCAAGTGCCGAGCCTTTGAAGCCGCCAGTCTTCGCCTTCTCTACGACCTCAATGGCCTGCGCCTTGGCGTCAAAATATTTACCCAGCACCGGCCCCAAAGACTGCACATCCTGAACGGTCTTGACAGCCTTTTTGACGAGGTTTACCGCTGAAGATACCGCAGCAAGGGCGGTGATGGGATCAATCACTTTGTCATCCAGATCGCAGCAAATATGGTTCCTGCCATTGACACAATCATGACGCCAGCAGTCTTCATCATGATGGCCTCAATGCGCTTGAGTCGCGCATTGATTTGGTCATATCTCAGCGCACAAATTTCTTCGTGCGTCTGAAGTCGTGCATCAGTTGCATCGACCTGGCTCATTACATGCCCTCGCCCTGCACAATGTAGACAGTAGATGCACCGGCAGGAGCCAGGCCTGAGAAGAACGACTCACGAGCAAAGCGCAGCACTTCAACAGCGCCAGGGATCAGCACGATGGCCGCTGTAGGAGTACCAGCAACAGGAGCCACAGCATTGGCCGCTGCCTCTGCTGCAGTGTTACCAACGCCCAGAAACACCGTATTGGCGCTGTTGTTGATGATCCGGTACTGGCCTGTGCTTTGGGCATCAAGCCTTGAGAACACCAGAGCCTGAACACCAGTTGATGCAGAAGTATTGGCAGGGATGACAACTGTGTTGCCAAGTGGTGCAAATGCGATTTGTGAATTGGTTGACATGATTTATTCCTTCAGCAGTCTTCAGCGCCAGCAAATTCTGGCAAGGTTTTTAAGTGCTTGTAGACCTGTTCAATGAAGTTGGGAGAGCCAGCCTCAACTGAAACAGGAACTTGATACTGTTTGGTGAACTGAGCCACATCACCAGAGAAATGCACACTGGCATTTACTTGGTTTTTGTTTCCGTTAATTGAATTCACTTTGACGTATGCAAAAAAAGACACTTTTTTTGTACCGTTCCCAATCAACCCAATTGGGCTTTGGATAACTGCCCTACCTTCAACTTCAATAATTTTACGGAGAGCCATGTCAAACTCCTCTTTGAGCTTGTTCGGCTTGGGCAACTCGTGCAGCCTGGACTGCTTTGTATGCCACAACTACTTCAGGCGTGTGCAGGGTCGCGCAGACGCCTTGAACACGGGTGTCTTCGCCGCTGTAGTCGTCGCCTGGGGCAACAACGTGGCGGTGGAACTTGCTGCTGATTTCAACGCCATTTTCTTTGATGGCGGTCTTGGTGCGAACTTGCACAACACCCGAGTCAAGGGCTTCAATGCGATCAACGATTTCAACTTTTTCCAGCATAATGCTTTCCTTTCTTGCCTAAAAATCCATTCAGGCCTTGGTTTAAAAATTTCTACGCTTAAGGGGCAGGTGCAGAAACAACCGCAGCCCCAAATAACCCGATGTTTACAATCCACTCGTCAGACGCGCTGTATGATGCGCCCCATGTTACTCCAAAGGTAACTGCGCCAGTGTTGGTAAAACTTACTGTGGTTATAGTCGCCAAAAACCCCCCCGTAGGTGTGTGGACTTCATTGATAAGTACAGGTGTGGTAATTTGATTACCTGATACCCCCGCAGTATGCTTATGCACAAGATATGTGGCAACTGCATATTGGGTGTAATCAGAAGCTTTTGTAATTGACACTACAGCAAAACCGTGAAACCCGTAAACATCTGGAAGCGTATTAGGTAGCACTGGATACGTTACGGTGCTTCCCGGAGCGTCTACTGTGATTGTCGTGTCGTATCTGCTAGTCAATGCTCCAGCATCTACTTGGTTAAATTTTCCATTATTTGACACAGCCGCTGTAGACGAAAAAACTTCCGAATCAGCCCGGACGTATAAAGCTTCTTGCGTTGGAACCGAATTCATGGACAAAACAGGCGTATTCAACGACAAGGCCGAAAAATACGAGTAGATTGCATGAGGGTCAACACTGGCGGCTGTTAATCCGTGAGTTGCGTAATTCTCTACATAAACATTGTTACCCGACGCCAAGGCAATGTAAAAATATAGCCCAGAATACGAGCCAATATCGTTTAAATTTAAACCACGGACGTAATGAACTTGCAACCCACGATAGCCAGACTGATTTATTTGCGACCAACCTCGCACATTGTAGTAGTGGTTTTCAAACGACATTGTTGTAGTCGCATCAACGCCAACAACTGTTGCAAAATCATTTGCAATAAAGTTGGAAACAATGTTGATTTGGCAACCGGACACGTAAGTTGCAGGGTAAGTTGCTGAACCAGATTCGGCAAGATTCCAACCATTATCGTTAAAACTCATCTTGCGAAACGTGCTGGTAATACCGCCGCGAATGCAAACGCCAAATTTCTCAAACAATGCAATAGCGCAATTTTCAAACAGCGCATCAATTGGTGAAACATACAACCCAATTTGAGCGCCGTTTGTCCCAATAATGCAAAGATTGCTTATTTGACGGGCGGTATCGCACTCATTTGTAGACGCTGTGTCAGGAGCGCCCAACATGTTGCAATTATCACACACGATAACGGAGTAGCGTTCGCCAAGCGTTGCATAATTTTCAATTGACGCCGTAGTAAAGTTATTAGAATTTTGATAGACAGCAGCATTAATTAAAGAATGTGACGAAAAAGCAGATGATTCACCAATCAATCGAATCTCGTATGAAACGCCGTTATCAAGGTTAGATGTAATACGATATTTACCCTTGGGTACATAAACAGCCCCGCCCTTGGCCGCGTTTAATGCTGCTTTAATGGCATTGGTATCATCAACAATCCCGTCACCTACAGCGCCAAAATCAAGCACGTTTAATGGCGTGCCTTCTATCATTGAATATGTTACTTTTGTAAGAGACATTTTTAATCCTTAAACAAAGTAAATATATGCCGATTTTAACGTCAGCGTTGTGGGCGATGTAAGGTCTGTCAACTTTAAAAAAGTTCCGTCTTGACTATTACCTATTTTAAACAAAGTTACCGTGGTTGTTGAAATTTCGCCAACAAGATTGTTATATGTGGGGTTGGGGCAAAACACTTGACACATTGTATTTGCGCCGGTAGAAAAAGGCATTCCCGTAATAAGTAGTGTGGCACTTGTCGATAGTGTACTTACGTTGACTGCGTAAAAATCAATCAATACGGTGATTTCACGGCCAACTCTTGTGTATTTGCAGGTGGTTGTCGCCGACGATAAAGTACCGTCAGAAATAGCCAGAGAACAAGTGCCCTCCTCATAATCGGAAAACAACTCGCTTGTGCCTGTGCCTGGTGTGGCAGAAAAGTCGATGCCTTTGCCAGATGTGCCGATGACAAGATTGCCCGTGGACAATGTGACATTGCCAGGCAATGTGATTGGCGTTTGAATCTGGCTGGCGTTGATTAAGTTGGTAACTGTCTTGAGCATTTCGTTCTCCTTAAACCAAGAATTCGATCACCGAGGTGACTGGTGGCGCTTCGGAGAACGTGACATTCCCACCTGCGATTGTGTAGGTGTTCTGGTTCTGATAGAC